GTTTCCCAGTCACGATCGGCCCCCGATGTCACTACTGCAGTAGATAAAGAAGGTGTTTTGGAGCTACTTAGCACTCCAAACACTGACCTAGATGCGTCGGGCAGAGCTGCCAAGCTGTATTTCCAGCGTTTCCGCAGACCTGTAGATGCCGTCGCCGAAATCGGTGCAACTGCGGTTGTTGGCCCTACGCAGTCTATTAAGAAAGACTACACACCCAAAGAGTTCGCTTTCTACAAGGGCATGACACAGCCTTCAGCGATGAACGCACGTCGTTGGGTACACGCCAACATGTCTGACAGCGCCATCCAAGAGATGATCCGTGCGCGCCGTGTAGCTAACCGCGACACTAGCAAGTTTAACCCGTCCGATGCCTACATTGGTGTGGTTAAGGCCGCTAAGTCTATTCAGCAAAAAGAGGATAACGCCCTCAAGAACCAGCTGAACCGCTACCTTGCATCGCCAGAGGTGAACTACCAAGCCCCTGCTGACCTAGACCAGTCGCTCCGTGCAGAAGGTCTCAGCACTGGGCCAATTACTAGCACCTTTAAGCCCGTAAAAGGGCAGACGGCTTTTGACTCCTATATGACCCGCATGGGGTTTAAAAAACGTAAGGTGCCTAACAAAGACGAGTTTGTTTACTTCGATCCCGAAAACGACAACAGGGTTTTGCCAGCGGAAGAAGTACAAGAGTACTATGACGGGCTTACATATACGCAGAACGAGCTAGGCTTCTTGCTGGTTGACTCCGTACATGGGCTGGACATGGCACTGCTCCCAAGCGTACGTAATGCCGTACAACGTGGCGACTTGCAGTTCGCTTTGAACGCTATTGCGGCTACAAACCAAGCGAGTCGTGTTCGTCAGATCGCAGCCAAGCTGGCCGAAGTTGTCGGCACTACGCAGGTGCAAGTGGTTGATGACCTGTCACAGACGTTGGGGCGCAAAGCTGCTGGTTTGTTTGATCCCGAAACCAATACGATATCCATCGACGCTACTACCGGCATGAACGTGCATACTATTCTGCACGAGATGACCCACGCAGCTACCTCGGCGTCGCTGGCAAAACGCGGTACACCAGAAACCAATCAGCTAAAAACACTGTTTAACGCAGTAAAAGAGCAGCTGGGTGAAGTGTACGGCACAGCCAACCTCGACGAGTTCGTCGCCGAAGCGTTCAGTAACCCTGAGTTTCAGAGTGCGTTAGCCCTTACCCGAGTGGACGGCGGCAAAATGTCAGGCTGGGAGAAGTTTACAGGTGCGGTTCGACGTATCGTACGTAAGTTGCTGGGTCTTACACCTAAAGCTCCTGACACTCCGCTAGATCAACTTGACCGTATTGTTAACGGCATGCTTACCCCGTCTCCAGCTACACGGGCGGCACCTTCGATATTGTTAGCCACGGCAACCCCAGAGGGTAGCATGAGTGTCGCTAACGCTGCGATTGAGGCTGTGCCACCAAGCAAGCGCGCCGAGTATGTAGAGATGGCAAGCGATGTTGTCTATAATACTAGCGAACCTGCCCTGCGCGGCGTTAAGAATATAATTTTCGGCTCGCTCGATTCCCGCATCCTTGCGGATGTTGCGAAGAAGAAAATACCGTTTGCACCTGAGTTGAACATCCTGATCCGTAAGATGAGTGGCGCGATGCGTAGCCGCTCTGACAAGCTAGACGCTATGGTCGGCAACTACGCAGCATGGGCGCGCAAGAACAAAGCAGCTGCAAAAACCCTAAACAACATTATCCCGAAGTCCACCGCCCTGCGTGTAGACCCATCGTTGCCGCGTAGTTTCTACAGCTCCTATAAGACGGCGTACAACGACCTCACTACCAAGAAGTCTGTTGTGAAAGAGTTTAATTCCGAGAAAGCGCGCCTAGCTTGGGTGAAGAACTTCAATGAGAACCAAGACCCCGCCAAGACCACCAAGGCGAAGAACATGAAAGACCCCGACCCACAGGATTTGGTGGCCTACGATGCACTGCGCAAGCAGTACGATGCTATGGGTAAAGAGGGGCAGGCGTTCTACCGTCAGATGCGTAACTTCTTCCAAGATACGTACGATGAAATCCTACCCGCCCTCCGTGCTCGCCTAGAAGCTACTATCGGAGATGCACAGATACGGGCCTCGGCTTTCGAAAAGCTGCAGGATATCCTGATGAAGGAAAGTGGCATCATCAAGCCGTACTTCCCGTTGATGCGTAAGGGTAAGCACCGGCTGCAGTACACTTTCATTGACGAAAACGGCCAGCCAGATGTATCTGTCGAGTACTACCAAAACCGCAGAGCGTTGGACCGTGCCTTCAAAATAGCTGAAGGCAAGAGCGCCGCAGGGACTAAACCTGAATACACTCGTGCTGACCAGCCGATGAATTACAACTCTGTGCCAAGCTCCTCGTTTGTGTACGACATCCTGAAAACTATGGAGGTCTCCAGAGGTAACTTCAGAGACAAAGACGGTAAACCAGACGCTAAAGCGTACGAGGCGGCTGTCCAAAGCGTTGTAGACCTCGCGCTAGATGCAATGCCAGAGCGTTCTTTCATGCAGGGGTTCCGCAGACGTAAAGATGTACGTGGTTATATTGGTGACACCACGCCTACTAAGATTGGTGACACCGAATTCGATACCCTGACCATGATGAAAGAGAAGGGTCGAGACCTTAACCGTCAGATCGTACAGATACAGGCGGCGGCAGAAATCGAAAAGTTCCGCAACAAGCTCAAAGAGGGCGGCTACCTACAGAACCCTGAGACTGCAGACATTGCACGGAAGCTGGATCAGATCGCTACATTCGCTCAGAAGCCTAACGTGCCTCGATGGTCTCAGGTTGCCAACGGTGTCGGCTTCAACATGACGATGGGCCTCAACGCCTCGTCAGCACTAATTACGTTCTTCGATGTGGCTATGAGCGCCATGCCAATCATTTCGGCGGAGTACGGTGTCAGCAACACCGCGTCTGCGTACGGCGCGGCCACTAACCTGCTTATGAATGCCCCTAAAACACGGGGCATCATGGTGACTGGCCCCGACGGCCAGCCTGTAGAGCAAGAAGTCAAGATGGGTATCCAAGGCAAGTCGATGTTTAACTACACGTTTGACCAGCTGCCCGAAGCAGAAAAGGCAATCCGCACGGATATCCTGATCGAGACCGCTTCGGACCAAGGCCAAGCCAACCAATCCATGACGCAAGAGAGTCTTGAGATAGGACGCGATGCTCCTCTGGAGGGCGTCAACAAATGGACCAGCGCCATGTTCCACCACTCGGAACGCGTCAACAGAGAAACAACTCTCCGTGCAGCCTATGGACTAGAGGTGCAGAAGCTGCAAGCTGAAGGTAAACAGCTAACCGAGCAAGATTACAAAGACGCTGCACAGAAAGCTATCGAGACAACTGAGTTTACCCTTGGTTCGACTGCTGCAGCTGGCCGTCCAGTATGGGCACAAAGCGGCGCAGGTAATGTGCTGTTCTTGTTTAAACGCTTCGCGATCGCCAAATACTACATGATGTACAAGTTGGGCCACGACTCCATCGGCACTACAAACGTCGAACAGATCATGCAGGAGCAAGGTGTAACTGAAGCCGAAGCGCAACAGATCGCAAACGATCGCAAGATTGCACGGGTGGGCCTGCGTAACTTCCTTATCACTACAGGCGTTATGGCCGGTGCGGGTGGTATGCCAATGATGGGCTTGTTTGGCGTGATCTATAATGCGTTCGCCGACGACGACGAAGACGACTTTGAAGCAGCATTGCGTAAGTATACTGGCGAAGGCATCTACGGCGGACTAGCAAATGAGCTACTCGGCATCGACGTTGCGAACCGTATCTCGCTTAACAGCTTGCTGTACCGTCCACCGTTTGTAAAGAAAGAAGACCAAAGCCCTATATGGACTCTGGCGGAACAGCTCGGTGGCCCTGTTGTTGGTATATCTGTAAGTACCTTACGTGGAGGTATGGAGTTTGTGGAGGGTTTCACAGACAGCGACCCGCAAGCTATGAGACGAGGTTCTGAAACAGTACTCCCTGCATCTATCCGAAACGTCCTCAAAGCATACCGTTTTGGTACAGAAGGCGCTACTACACGTCGAGGCGATCCAATAACTGAGGATATTAATGCTTATAACGTGATTATGCAGGCCGCGGGCTTTGCGCCACAGTCTTACATACAACAGCTTGAGTTTAATAAGAACGCACGTCGCCGTGAAGAAGCCGTTAGCAGCAGACGTACGAAACTCCTGCGCCGTCACAACATGGCGCAACGCAACGGGGATCGTGAAGAAGTGCAGCGCGTCCGCAGGATGATTAAGGAGTACAACGAAGGTCTACCCGCAGGAGCGAAGAAGTCTCGTATCACATCGGATACACTTGCACGTTCCGCTCGTAGCTTCGAACGGACGACTGAAAAGATGAAGGGTGGTATGACGTACACCCCGTTCATGGAGGCTATCGTCAAAGAATACGACAAGGGGTTCCAAGGGTTCTAACGAAAAAAGCCCCCACGCGAAGTGGGGGCCAGTAAGTACTTTCATAGTACCAGAGAACAACATTATGAGCAGTAATGTCGTGCCTGCACTGTTACATAGTACGCCATGCTCGTAAACCTAATTTCCCGTTTTCGATGCAGACCTGTGTCTCAAACACCCACTCCTTACGTTTGGCGAGCTTTTTGAGTTGTTCTATACCTTTTTCGGTGTTGATGCAGGGGACGAATATGGACGCCGAGACGCTCATATCCTCCCAGTTTACCGTGATCCGTAACCCGTCAGGGTTTAGATCATCAATCTTCAGCGCTTTCTGCTCCATCTACAACCTCGTCGAACCCTTCAAATTTTATCTGCAACACGTCCTGTGCAGGCATGTTAAAGTCTGTGCCCTTGGTCAGCCGTTTCTTAATCCGTTTAGCGCCACGCTTATCCTTGAGTTCGTCTACCAACGAGGCGTAGTTTATCTGCTGATCGGTGCACCATTCCCTAAAGGGCTTGATCCGTAGGAACAGCATCTTGGTATCCGGCTCATATCGTGCGACCAGTGTGTTGCGTGGCGATGCCCCGACGGGTACCAGCTGATCCAATCCGTTGTCATTCTTACCGCGCAGGTCTTCAGTGCTGTCGATCTTGAGCATGTTGTTGTAGTTCTCTGACAAGTAGTTACCTACGGTCTCGTCTACAGATGCACCGATATCATTTACGAAACTGTTACGGCGGATAAGTTCTTTCACTACCCAACGATAGACTTTGCCTACATCATACTGCACCAGCCCAAGTCTCTTGGCGATAATCAGCCCTGTGAGTATTACCGCGTTGCCGTTCGCCCAAAATCTATTCTCAGGGCCAAGATTAGCGGCTTCGTCCAAGCGAGCCTTGGTCTTCTGAACAATAGCTCTGACCTCGTCACGGTTCTGCATGACCCACTGCACGTACTCTGGCCCGATGTGGCCGTAGTGCAACTTCAAGTCTTCGTGCAGATCAGCTGTGGCTTTTGTGTCCACTTTCATCTTAGGCACTTTGATCTCGAACAGCCGCTGCATCTCCGCTTTCGGCTCTGCCTTCTCCCGACTCAATATCTCATATGCACTGGTGTTGGCCGAACTTAATGCAAGCAGCTTCCAAGGTTTGCCTCGTGCGCGTTCTTCGTTGCCGTTAGCGGAGAGCCTGTTCTTCTGGCGACCCCCGGACACTTGATACACATACTCAGACATCTCCATGCTTGATACGTTTGTCATCTCGTCGGATATCAGCGGTAGACTGTGCATCACTTCTCCACGGTTCATGCGAGAGTTGTGCGTGTCGGCTTTCTGCAACGACAAAAGCTCCGGGTGCCCCCATATGGACATGGCCGCAAACTGCGCAGTGGTTTTACCTACGCCTGTACCGCCAAACAAATGCACCGCCATACTGTTGAGACCCGTGACCGCCATTAGTGGAGAGCCGAAACCGACGCCCACCACGTATTGATGCAGTTCAAACCCGTCTTGGTTGTAAAAATCCAAGCACTCTAGGTTACGTTCTCTGCTGCCTTTTGGTTCGAACGCATCCATGAACCCTGCAGTCTTCGAAGACGGTGGGTTGTAAGTAATCCTATCCGCTTCAACCAGCTGCTCTCCTAGAACAAACGCATCCATGTCGTCATCGACCCAGCCGAATTGCCGGTGTGCCTCGTCAGCAACGGTGGTGCGTTGTAGTTCGTCTACCCATTTTGTCGTGTATGCCATAAGTTTATCCAGAGCCTTTCCCCATGCAGTTACGCCTTCTTTAGCCATGCACTTACGGAACTCATCACGAGAAGTTATTTGTGTAAGTGGTACGCTAAATTGCCGTACACCGTCTCTTGGTAAATGAAGACGAAACACCAATGTCTCGCCTAGTTCAACGTCATGCAGACGCCGCGTAATGTATATGTCGTGATGATATATAGCCTCTTCTTCTATATCCCCGTCGGAGTTACTACTGCGGAGGAACACACCGCCAGCTGCACCGCGAAAGTACGGCTTCGGGTATTCGGGTATGTCGAAGTCTTCCGCTTTTTTCTTGCCCAATACCGGAACGGACACTGTCACTTCGCCTTTGCTCTGCCGAATACGCTTGCCCAGTACAATCGGCGACTTAATCTCGCCCCATAGTGGGCAGTCTCGGCAGGTACCTTCGTTCAACTCGTCGAAACGTGCACAGGTGTACGGGCCTTTGATCTCGTCCAACTTCTTGCGCATGTCTGTTTCGTTGTACGCAGGGTGGCGGTTAGATATCTTTACTGCGGCGGTATCCCCGTCACTGCAAAACTTTGCAATAGACAGACCCGCTCTCCACAGAGGTTCGCTCACTTCTGTCTGCTGCGTGGCGATAAACTTCAGCTGCGCACACCCACGACCCTCGACGGTCTTCTTCATAATCGTCTTGAAAACATTCTCGGAGTTTTCGGCGTAGGCTTCGTACAGCGCATCGGTGCCCAGATCAATCTTGATAACTGGCTTCGACAGGACGCCCAGCTTGGATGTGAACTCGTCAAGCACCACAGGCTCCGGCATCGACACACCAAAGAAGTCCACAGGCAAAGGCGGATCGTCCTTGTAGTTGTGTGTAAATGGTACGCGAAGGATACGAGCCACGTCTGCAGTAACCGCAGGGTCAGCGAGTAAACCGTTATCGGCGCAAGCCTGCTTCAATCTCTCAGCTGCGTCTACCCACTGCTCCGCCGAAACTGCTTCGGTAAGGGGCCAGTATACGTGCACCCCACGGCCACTGTTGACCATGAGTGGTTTAGGCAAGGATAGTTGTTTACAGAAAGCGCGTAACGCATCCACGGCCAGAGCCTGTGAAGGATATTCTTTCGAGGGTCCACAATCCAGATCAAGGAACAGGGACTTCAACTCGCGGGCGTTTATACCCTTACGGCTTGTCGGCTCTTTGTATGTGCTCAGAGCGAAGTATACGTCAAACCCATCGGCATCGAACTTCTGTGCGGCGCGCTCTACTTCCTCAAGGGTATCGTAGAACTTCTGGATACGGGCGTCTTCTTTGCTCTTGGCGGCGAACATGCAGTAGTGCCCGTTGTCACTAAGTACGCCCCCCAAAAAATCTAATGTGTTCATTGTTGCTGCTCCAAAAATATGTCGTGGCGGGCTCTCAAAAGGGTAACAAACCCGCCACGACTACCTATCGTTTTAAACTAGGCGAGTGACCCCTCAATCGTCCCAGTCGTCCACAATAGAAGCAAGATCGGCCTCGTTAGCAGAGGGAGCAGCTACCTCTTTCTTCTTGGCGACCTTCACCGGCTCAGGGGCAGCGTCGATATCAATCTCGTCTTCTGCCACTGCGCCATCACGCTGGGTCTGTACCTTGTCGGTTTGGGACACAGTCAACGTAATTGCTTTGATAGCGTCTTCGCTATCTTTCATAGACACAGCTTGCTGCAGTTCTTCTTCAGTCAACGGACGGACTGGCTTGAAGAACAGTTTCGGCGTGTCGCTGTTTTCGTCAAAATACATCTGTGTGAGCACAGCGATGGAGGGCGTCTTGTGCGCCTTGAGGTACTTAGCGTACGCTTGCATCCCCATCTTGCCATCCTTGGCTTCGCCGAAAATGGATGTAGCTGGCAGTTGTAATTGATACACGGTGTCGTACTCACCTTCGAGCATTACAGCTACGCGCTGGTTGTACCGGCATGCACGGCTTTCGCCTTGGCCCGAACCTTTGATGTTCTGTGGGCAGTCCATGCAGCGTGACGCTTGACGTGTTGCAGCGGGTACTTCAGCCGCAGGCTTTTGTGTATCAGGCGACCAGCATGCGGGTGGAGCAGGGTTCTCAGGATCGTACGCACCTTGATAGAATGTGCGGGACAGCTTCGCAGCGTTAATGATGACCACATTCAAGATGCCATCACTCTTAACATTGACCTGCTCACCGCTGACCATTTGGCGGAAACGTCCACCGCGTAGACTGATGCGGTTTGAGCCGCCACCACCGCCACCGCCAGCAAGATTGTCATCTGCTTCTTGTAGGGACTTAAACAAATCACTGCTCACGAGGGAATTTGTACCCTCAAATAGTGCCATGTCTGACATATTATTCTCCATTCGTTTTTGTTAAGGTTCTCATTTGAGCTTTTTTTGTTGCAGCAGTCAAGGCCGCTTCTATTTCGGGGATGCGGAACCTATAAACTTCCCCGACTTTGAGGTAGGTACTTGCAGGGATATGTCCTGAGCGTACCCACTTCCGAATGGTAGACACAGATACTAGGAAGTACTCTGCTACCTTGTGAATATCGACGTACGGCGTCTTTTCTTCTGTCATTTTTTCCTCACAGAAATAGTGTACTCCGAATCCACGTTGAGCCCTGCCGGTAGTAGGTCAGGGTTTTCCTCTATGAACTGGCGCACATGGGTTTGGTTAAGCCGCTTCTCGAAGAACTCTGGGACGTTATGTGCCAAGATAAACTCGTGCATAGATTCCCAATCGCTCGTCCAATACCGCTGCTTAACTGTACGGTAAAATAGGCCCGATGCAGTACGGACACTATCGACTTCATGTTCTTTGCAGTAAGAAAGCAAAGCGAGCTTCACCTTGTCTTGCTGCTCTCGGAGTTTGCCTTCCTCTTCTTTGTACTTGGCAGTTAACTCCGAACGCTTGTCACGTATCTTCGCGTACGTTTTAACCAGCTTCTCCACTGACACTGTCATGTCGTTCTCCATATTATCGTTGTGTATCCCTTATATGGTGAAGTATTGTGGTTAGTCAAGTATTTCCTTGTACAAATCTATCATAGCTGAGTGTATGTTGATGCGATCGTCCAGCATCTTGTATATACGCTTCTCCGCAGGGGAGCCAGCCAGTTGGATTACGGTACATTTATGCTTCTGCCCCGACCGGTGTATACGAGCGTTGGCTTGTAAGTAGGTCTCCAAGGAAGAAGTCGGCCCCCACCACACTATTGTGTTCGCTGCAGTCAAGGTTACACCATGCGCGGCGGACTGCGGCTGGATCACCAACACTCTCGGATCAGGTTTGTTCTGGAAGTCGTCGAAGATTGCTGTGCGATTAGCTGCAGAAACATCTCCTCGTATGACCTCAGACGTGATGCCGTCAGCTCGGAGCTTACTGACTAGCATATCAATCGTATGTCGGAAGGGCACGAACACGAGAACTTTCTGGCTGCTCTCGTCGATAGTTTCTCGGAGTGCTTGATAGCGGCTCTTGATGTCGAACTCTATCGAGTCCCCCTCGTCGGTATATACGGCACCTGCACTGATCTGCAGTAGCTTGTTCATGTTGATCGCGGCGTTTGCCGAACTCACGGACTCGCCAGCAACCTGCATGAGCATCTGCTTCTTCAGCGTTTCGTAATACTTCTTCTGCTGTGCGGTCATTTCGACGAAGCGTTTGGTGTATACCATGTCTGGCAGGTCAAGGCACTCGTCTTTGGTAAACCTGATCGCAGGTTGCAACGCTCGGAACACTGTATCCTTGGCAGTCTCTTTAGGTTTGTAAGAGAACTGCGTTACCTTCCACATCACCATATCTCTCCATGCACCGAAGAACCTCGGCACCGATAGAGGATTGACCAGCTTGGCTAGGCCGTAAGCATCGACAGGGCTTTGTGCAGCAGGTGTACCCGTCATCATCCAGAGCCAGCTGTCTTCTTTGATTATCTTGTTGAGGGTCTTCCACCGCTTTGTCTGCGCGTTCTTGTAGTGAGTGGCTTCATCTACAATAAACAGATCAAACCCACCCGCAGCGATCTCGTCTTTGACCACCTCGACGCCATCGTAGTTAATGATGACGAACTCGGCACCGCTGTTGATGATCTTCTTGCGCTTCTCTTTGCTCCCGTGGGCTACGTCTACTGTGCGGTGCATAGCAAAAGAGAACAGGTCATTGCGCCACGCGCTGTCCATGATCGACAGGGGGCAGATAACCAACACGCGTTTAACCTTGCCTTGGGTCATCAGGTAGTCTGCCCCCCTAGATCGTGACTGGGAAAC